AACATGTACCCAAATTATTCATTCATGATGAATATAATACTGCAATTATTGAGAATATCTTAAAACGTCAAAGACAAGTCTTAAAACAAATGAAAAAAGAAATGCAGACTTATAAAAGAACTACTATTGATCCTAGAGCATTTGTTATTCTTGATGACTGTCTTTATGATGCGAGTTGGACAAGAGATAAAATGATGAGACTTCTTTTCATGAATGGTAGACACTGGAAAATCATGTTAATTATTACAATGCAGTATCCTTTAGGCATTCCACCTAACTTGAGAACAAACATCGATTATGTATTTATTTTGAGGGAACCATATATCAAAAATCGTAGGATTATCCATGAAAATTATGCTGGTATGTTCCCAACATTTGAAAGTTTTGCACAAATTATGGATCAGTGCACTGAAAATTATGAATGTTTAGTTATTAATAATAATGCTAAAAGTAATCGTCTTTCAGATCAAATATTTTGGTATAAAGCTGAGCCTCATGGTACATTTAAATTAGGAGCAAAAGAGTTTTGGGAACTTTCAAAAGATCTTAATAGTGATGATGAAGATGTAGAAAGCTATGATCCGAATGCATCTAGAAGACGCACTGGACCTAAAATTAATGTTAAAAAAAGAAGCAAGTGGTAAATAGTTTGTTATTTTAGTGAATATCAAACTATTAAAGTTTTATAATTTTAGACATGTAAAGATTGTATAAAAGCAGTAATGTTAACAAAGTGTAATCAATACGCCATGACCACCAATTGTAATCATCTTTTTTTCCGAAAATGGGAATAGTAAACATTTTACAATGATAAGGCAGATTTCTAAATGGAGTACCATCTCTATCTTTGCATTCATAATTGGTTTTTGCAGTTAATGGACAAGTTCCGGTAATTAACCATCCGAGCAGTGTTAGTGTCATAATTAATACATTTGCAAAATAATGACCGTATAAAGGGCCTAAGAAAAGAATCAAACTACACACATATTGATGTATAATATTAAGTATTTTTCCATATGTGGATTTACAACTCCAAAACGTAGTATCACATAAAATTAACACCCATGTGAATACATTGAAAAATATATCTTTTTGAACTGGAGTCATTAATATAACACAAGAAGTTAAACATCATCTATATTTTAATTACCTTCTCTCCTTTACAGGCATTCTTCATTATTTCTTTAGAAGCATCTACAGTGTAATCATATGTGCAATTGTGAGTTTCAGCATGCTTATGCTTACTACAAAACAAATAACCGCACTTACATTTATTAGTTATAGTTTCGACAAGCTTAATATTCTTATTGCAACCTTGAAAATGGCACTTATGTTTCATAGTATAGTAATGAAATATAAGTTAATCTAGGATAGTTATATCAATTTACTGATTTATTCGTCAGTTGCACCTTCACTATTAGAATCATTGCTAGTAGAAATTACTGTATTTTCTACTCCCTCAGTAAGAGCAGCAAGACCATGATCGTTATTCTTATCAGTAACTACACTTGAATCCTCAAAAAGCTCTTTTCTAATATCGGCAGCAGTTACAGTTTCACCAAGCTTGTTATCGAAAGTACTTACATCCTTTACACTAACAAGATTTCCATTTTCATCAATAGTTTGGGTTAGCTTATTGCCCGATTCTAGTGCCTTAGCTTTGTTATCCTCAATAGCATTCTTTTTAGCCTCCTTAACTCTAGCATCGAAATCTTCTTTTGCTTTAGCTTCGTTCTTTGTCTTTTCATGCATGAGCTGGTTAAGTTCATCTTCAAGATATTCAACACGACCGGTCTTGTAAGCTTCAGGGTGAAATGGCATCCATAGACCTACTGGACCAACATAAACGTTATGATTAGGATCAGATTCACGCAACAACTTAGCACGAACTTCTGCCTCTCCTTGAGTAGGAAAAGAACCTCTAATCTTTAGACCACGAGTGCTAGTCTGAAATGAATTAGCTTCATCGAACTCTGCTTGCATACGCTGCTCATTATTATCAACATATGTTTTAAACTCGTCTTCAACAGAAGTAGTAAAAAGATTATTACGCTCAGTCTTAACGAACTCCTCTAGATCTCCACTAAGATTATCAAAGTTAAGGTTATACTTATAGGAAATAAAGTTAAGAAATTGTGCATATTTTTCAAGAGACTTAGACATGTCCCATTGCTTTAGGAACTGCTTAAAAAAGAACATATTTTTGTCTTCAAGGATTTTTTCAGGAGAAAGAAAAGATACACAAACAAACTTTTGTCCAGCAATTGCTTTATCTTCATCCAAAACATCCACATATTTAGGATTTACTGTTCCATCGGTATTTAGACGGGTAGTTACGCCCTTGGGTGCTTGAGTCTCTGTTGACATCTATATCTTTATCAATTATTCTGTTTTTAAGCCTCTACCGCATTGAAACTTTTTTCTGCAGTTAACTTATAGATATGAACATGATGGGTATCGACCTTGGTGAACTTCTTAAGCGCGCTATCAAATACCTCGTTGAGGGCCTGATGGTTGCTATTGCTGCTTTCGCTATCCCTAAGAAATCTCTTCAACTAGATGAGATTGCTCTAATTGCATTGACAGCTGCTGCTACTTTCAGTATTCTTGATACATACCTTCCTTCTATGGCTGTGAATGCTCGCAGTGGTGCTGGTCTTGGTATTGGTGCTAATCTTGTGGGCTTTCCGCGATAAGCACGTTAATTTATAAATCATCATTTCTGTTATAATTTTATCAGAGAAACGATGAGCAATTGGTCTTTAGATTGTGTTAAGAAGATTGAAATTGATGTAGCAGATTTCATTGCAAATAGGATGCCTACAACCCCTTTTATACGAACGTCTAATCTTTATCAGGCCTTATTGACTATCAATATGGAAGATGCTTATCAAGAGTCAAGAATATGCATCATTAATACAGATGCTGGATGTTTTTTAATAGCTAAGTGTGATAAATGTAGGTTTGACACTGTTATTAGTCGAATAGAAGCAATGTATAATCACTGCAGAGAGATTGAAAGGAAAATAAAAGGCATGAGACATAACTAACCTGCAATAAGCTCGTATTTCTGATGTTGAAACTTATACCGTTGGGATAAACTCCCAATCTAGTTCTTCGCATATTTTCTTCCAGATCTCGTCTTGTTCAATCCTTTTCTCTCTGTCCTTAAGCATAGGGAAGAAAGGAAGAAACTCCTTTTGTTCTAACAATTCGCAAAGCTTGTATACGGTGTAGTAGTAGTTTAAGAAGTTAACCCTATCATCTGGACAATATTTTGCATATGGTGCTTGAATGTCCATAAAAAGACTGCATAGTCTCTCTTCTAGTTCTGGACTCATAACTGGCGGTTTAATTCCCAACTTATCTTTAATAAAGGGTATATGTTCATAATACTTATTATAACCTAATTTCTTTAGAATATCTTTGGCCCTCTTATTGGTTAGTTGTTTATTGCTAATTCGCTCTTTCTTTATTTGATTCTTTATATTATCCAGTACTTCATCTGGGATCTGTGTCGTTTCCTTAGCTTGAAATTGTGCAAGAATCTCTCTAAAATGATTGATACGTTTGTACGCATAAAAGCAAACTTCCTTTGGAGGTTCTTTATATGACGGTTTTTCATTTTCAATTAGAAATTGTACACTCACTGAACAATTATTACAAACAAGCATTCCCTCATGATCAATTGCAATTAATTCACCAGAATGACAATGCTGACAAATATCTGTTTGTACAACAAAATTATTAACATCTAAAAAATCCTCATCTACGTTTGCTAAGTATTTTTGAACATTAGTTAAATTATTAGTATCTTCTTCCTGAGAAGGGGTACCTATATTAAAAAAACTGTTTAATACTTTTGATTTGCCCATGCCTGTAGCAGTATGCTTCTTATTTTCATAGTACTCAAATACATATTTAGAATTATCCAAATAGTAGTTTTTTTTGGCTAGTTTTATAGCTTTAATTTTATCAGATACATCAATTATTTCTTCTTCAATATCTAATTGCTTTTCAATTGTATTTTTCATTTTAAGCATTCTTTTTAATTTTCTTCTTTGAGATTGTAATTGAGGTAAAACAACCTCTTCATCGTGTGCCATTTCTTCTAAAAGAGACCGGTGCTTACTATCAAGTGTTGTTGTACTTTTTGCACATACTTGAATAGTTTTACTACTTTTAGGCTTGAATGTAGGCATTATAGCTTATATGTAAAAGAATGTAGGTTTTGTTTAATTTAGTATTCAAAGAAAACACATTTATCGTTGTGTTGCTCATACTTGTTTCCAAATATAAGTATATGAGCGATCATAATATTTGTATTGATGTTGAAAATGACTCTTTGATGGATTATAAGAGTCTACAAAAGATGATTTTTATCCATAATGCACTATTAGATGGATGGACTGTAAAAATGAAAACCGATAAATATATATTCACTAAGAAGCATGAAGGGCGAAAAGAAGTACTTTCTGATGACTATCTAAAGACGTTCATCGAAAGAAATCTCGGTTGTTTAAGAGTTAGATAGATAATTTCGGTATATTTCTCCAAAATTATTTTCTTTAGCAATAGTATAATACCATGGGAGGTGGATTAATGCAACTTGTCGCTTATGGCGCCCAGGATGTTTATCTTACGGGCAATCCTCAGATTACTTTCTGGAAGGTGACCTACCGTCGCTACACAAACTTTGCTATGGAGTCTATTGAACAGACTTTCAACGGCCAGGCTGATTTCGGTCGCCGTGTTACTTGCACCCTTGCACGTAACGGTGATCTTGCCTACCGCACCTATCTTCAGGTAACTCTTCCTGAGATCGGTACTTCTCTTGCCAACTTCGCTCGCTGGCTTGATTTCCCTGGTGAGCAGCTTATTGCCCAGGTTGAGGTTGAGATTGGTGGCCAGCGCATCGATCGCCAATACGGTGACTGGATGCACATCTGGAACCAGCTAACT